TTTATGTCACCATTCATCGTTTCTATAGAGATGAACTTCTGATTCTGAACCGTCCCATAATTGTTGACGGTTATACGCTTCGGGTCTGTATTGTCAGATGGTATCACGGGTGACAGCGAAGGTCCTCGGGAATCTGACGATTGCTCAGAGGTTAGCGGTTCGTCAGCTGAAGCTATATTTTCTACAGGCTCGCTACGGAAGTTAACTTTAATATCACGGGTTATGCTCGCTCCGTTTGGGCCAATAAAAGTCCACTTCCCTCGACATTCCTCCGGGGCTTTATGCCACCTATTGTAAGTTTCTATACCTACAGTGTTTTCTTTCCTATTAATAAGAATATAATGCCAGATTCCCAGTAAAAAAGCTGGAAGGCAAACCTCTTGTACACCTACCAAATCTGTTTTTGTTAAAAAATGTCCATTTTCACAACTGTAGAACTGCTCTTGCCCTCCGATGCTTTCATCAGCAGCAATCAGTTCAATCAGTGCCTTTACGAGCCGCACATCTTTGCCGACGGCTGTTCCTACTTCTATGAAAGTATTTACAAAATCGGACATATGTGTGAGTACAGCTTGATAGTCGTTCTTTACGCGTTTGTCAAAATAATCTATCGTTGCTGGTTCATCAAACGGGAAATAAGCCCCTCTCGATATTTTGCACTTTATATAACTGGAAGTATTTGTTTCAAAAGTATCTTTATTAGGTTTTTTAAAGTCAGGGTTAATAACCCGAATCAACCCGCTAAGCACTTCGGGGTTAGAAAGGCCGTCTCGCTCGCTGACAATATGTCCACGGGCGTTTGTCCGCTGTTTTAGGGCTTGCAGTACCAGAGATAAGAACGTCCCGCCACAAAGCCGAGGATAATCATTTTTCACAAATAATGCCTCCCTTGAAACTTGTTAACCTTATTGACTTTATTAACCGTAACAACGATTGCCCCATAACTTTGCGGACTATTAGGTAGCTCTTGTGAGAAATCGCAGGGGCTTTTTTTATGCCTTCAAACCGCTTGATTTGGTGCGTTAATGTTTAAAACCAATTCATACCAATTCCTATTAAATCATTGTATCACGCACCTCCCTGGAAATCAATGCCACAAGTTTAGGCCATAAAATTCCCCCCCCTGCGATTGCTCACACATTTCAAATCGCAGGGAGGAAATCAAATGAAAATCAATGACAATCATCAGACAACCACTCAGCGTCACCTCAAAATCGACGGACAGCAAATCCCCGTCACAGAAGAAGTCTACCGCACCGACAAGCGTCAGAAATGGGCAGAACGCAAGCGCAAAGAACGTGAAAAGCGCTGTGTTATCAGTAATGGCAGAGGCGGAACAAAACGCTGTACCGCTGACTGCAGCCAGTGCGATAAACAGCGGACAGGCAGTGTACTATCGCTGGACAAGTTCACCGAGGATGGCTTTGAGGTAGCTGAGTCCATTGATATTGCTGAGCTAGTGGCGGACAAGCTTCTTTTCGAAGAACTTTACGCCGCACTGGAGGAACTGGATCCCGAAGATCGCCGGATCATGGAGCTCTTCAGCATCGGCCTGTCAGAACGGGAAATCGCCGCCGATATTGGCCGTTCTCAGAAAACCATCAACAACAGGAAACCCAAGCTGTTTGCCCAGCTGCGAGAGCGTCTCAATGACTTTATCTGATCTTAGTACTCAAAACGCCCTCTGGTGTCCTGTGGATATCAGAGGGCGACCCCATAAAAGAATTTTGCCAACCGGTACTCAACTTTCCAACTTCTGTCCTGTGGATGGTGAGGGAAGAAAAGCAGCCCTCAGAACGGAGGTTCAAAAATGGAGACACAAGCAAAACAAACCGACACCAAAGACCGCGACCGTGAGATGGACGAGGAATTGGCGGATGTCCTCACAGCCATCAGCGTGGTGTCAAAACGCCTTGCCCGGAAGCTAACGATGCTTTCGCGGCAGGACAGAAAAAAGACGGAAGGAGGAAACTCGGATGAGCAAGATCAGTGAACTATCGCTTGTGGTTACTGAGCTAAAGCGCTGCGGCGAAGCCCTTATCAGCATATCGGAATCGCTTGCTGACTTGTTTAGCGGTAACGGTGATGCCCATACTGTGGATCAGCCGAAAGCGGAAGTCCCTGCGCCGGATGAAAAGCCCATCACCCTTGAAGTGGTCAGAGCCGTTCTTGCAGAAAAGAGCCGGGCCGGTCACACCGCCAAAATTCGGGAACTGCTGGAAAAGCATGGCGCTGCGAAGCTGTCGGAAATCAACCCTGCGGAATATCCGGCACTGCTTGCGGAAGCTGAGGTGCTGGGAAATGGGTAAACACGCTCTCCTTTCGGCTTCCTCCTCTCACAGGTGGCTGAACTGTCCTCCTTCCGCTAGGCTCTGCGAGAGTTATGAGGACAAGAGCAGCGAATATGCCGCTGAAGGAACGGCCGCCCATATGCTCTGCGAGTACAAGCTGAAGACCGCACTCGGTATCCGTGCCAAAGACCCCACCGATGACCTTTCCTTCTACAACGCGGAAATGGAGGACTGCGCCAACGGCTATGCCGCCTATATCCTCGAACTGGTTGAAATGGCCAAACAAAGCTGTGATGACCCGATTGTTCTTATCGAACAGCGGCTCGACTTTTCCAAATACGTTGAGGGCGGCTTCGGCACCGGCGACTGTATGGTTATAGCAGACGGTACACTCCACATCGTAGATTATAAACACGGACAAGGAGTACTGGTAGAAGCAGAGGATAACCCGCAAATGAAGCTGTATGCACTGGGAGCTTTGGAGATTTTCGATGGTATCTACGACATCGATACGGTTTCCATGACCATCTACCAACCCAGGCGCGATAACGTGTCCACCCATACGGTGTTCAAGGAATCCTTGTACCAATGGGCTGAGGAAGTTCTGAAGCCAACTGCCAAACTCGCTTACGCCGGGGACGGTGAATTTAACTGCGGCGAATGGTGCCAGTTCTGCAAAGTGAAGCACGAGTGCCGTGCCAGAGCCGAACGTAATCTGGAACTCGCACGATATGACTTCAAGCTTCCCCCTCTGCTGGAGGACGATGAGGTTGAAGATATCCTTGGAAAAATCGACAGCCTAATTTCATGGGCCAACGACATCAAGGACTATGCTCTGCGCTCTGCCCTAGGTGGTAAGCAATGGAACGGGTGGAAGCTGGTCGAAGGCCGCTCCAACCGCAGATACACTGATGAGGCTGCAGTGGCTGATGCAGTCAGCGCGGCTGGATTTGACCCCTACGAACGCAAAGTCCTGGGTATCACCGCCATGACCTCTCTTCTAGGTAAAAAACGTTTTGAAGAAGTACTAGGAAGTTATATTGAAAAACCGCCAGGCAAACCAACACTTGTTCCTAATACAGACAAGCGTCCTAGAATTCAAACTGCTGATGATGATTTCTCAGAGGTTACTGTATGAGGAAACTTCCAATAACTAAAGGGCATTTCACAATTGTAGATGACGATGACTTTGAAAGAGTTTGCATATTCCGTTGGTGCTATTACGGCGATGGATATGCAGCTAGAGGTTATCGCGAAAATGGGAAAGTCCGCATAGTAAGATTACACCATATGATCATAGGCAATCCAAGGCCGGGCTTTCTGGTTGACCATATCAATGGCAATAGGCTGGATAATCGTAAGTCCAACCTAAGATTTGTAACCAATCAGCAGAACATTTTCAACAGTCAAAGACGGCAATTAATTATTTCTGGAGGTAATTCATCCAAGTACAAGGGTGTTACATGGATGACAGACCGCAACAAATGGCGAAATCGAATTACTCTAGGCGGTCGAGAGTTCCACTTAGGTGTTTTTGAATCTGAGCAAGAAGCCGCTCTCGCCTACAATCAAGCGGCAATCAAATTTTACGGCGAATATTCCAAACTAAATCAACTTTAGGAGGAAAATCACATGTCCAATAATGCAAATAAAGTCAACAATAACCCTATGAAAGTCATTACCGGTCCCGACACCCGCTGGTCTTATGCCAACGTCTGGGAGGCTAAGTCCATTAACGGTGGCACCCCGAAGTTCTCAGTATCGCTCATCATCCCCAAGTCCGACACTCGCACCATAGCAAAAATTAAAGCTGCAATTGAAGCAGCTTACCGTGAGGGTGAAGCCAAGCTGAAAGGCAACGGTAAAACTGTACCTCCCCTTTCCGCTATAAAGACACCCTTGCGTGACGGAGATACCGAACGCCCGGATGATCCCGCCTATGCCAATGCCTACTTTATTAACGCCAACTCTGCGACCGCGCCTGGCATCGTTGACGCCAACCTCCAGCCCATTCTTGAGCGTTCCGAGGTTTATAGCGGCGTTTACGGCAGAGCAAGTATCAACTTCTATGCCTTCAACAGCAACGGAAACCGGGGAATCGCCTGCGGGCTGAACAATCTGCAAAAAATCCGCGACGGCGAACCCCTCGGCGGAAAATCCAGAGCGGAGGATGATTTTGCCACCGACATCGACGAGGACTTCCTGTCGTGAGGGTGCTCAGTATCGACATAGAAACGTACAGCAGTGTGGACCTCGCCAAAAGCGGGGTCTATCGCTATACGGAGTCAACGGACTTTGAAATTCTGCTCTTTGGCTATTCCGTTGACGGTGGCAGTGTTCAAGTGGTTGACCTTGCCGGTGGTGAAAAGCTGCCGGAAGAAATACACTCAGCCCTTATTGACCCAACTGTTACGAAGTGGGCCTTTAACGCCCAGTTTGAACGCATCTGTTTGTCAAAATGGCTGGGTATACCCACGGGTCAATATCTCGATCCAAGGTCATGGCGATGCACCATGGTCTGGTCAGCATACATGGGGCTGCCCCTCTCCTTGGAAGGAGCCGGTGCCGTTCTGGGATTGGAAAAGCAGAAGCTGACGGAAGGTAAAGACCTTATCCGCTACTTTTGCCAACCATGTAAACCTACTACAGTAAACGGTGGCCGCACTCGTAATCTGCCAACCGATGCCCCGGATAAGTGGGCGGCATTCAAGGCATATAACCGACGTGATGTGGAAGCTGAAATGGCCATTCAAGCGAAGCTGGCAAAGTTTCCCGTACCGAAGGATGTTTGGGATGAATACCACCTTGACCAGGAGATAAACGACCGTGGCGTGGCATTGGATATGGAACTCGTGCACCAGGCCATTGACATGGATAAACACACGCGCTCCGAAATGACCCGCCTGATGCGGGAACTGACCGAACTCGACAATCCAAATTCTGTGGTTCAGATGAAGCAGTGGCTTGCTGAACAAGGCCTTGAAACCGATTCGCTTGGCAAGAAGGCGGTGGCGGAACTGCTGAAAGCAGTGCCGGAATCACTCGGCAAAGTGTTGTCGCTCCGCCAGCAACTGGCGAAATCCTCGGTAAAGAAATATCAGGCGATGGAGAACGCTGTCTGTACCGATGGACGTGCTCGTGGAATGTTTCAATTTTATGGCGCTAACCGAACCGGCAGATGGGCCGGCAGATTAATACAATTACAAAACCTGCCCCAGAACCACATACCCGACCTTAAGCAGGCACGAAACCTTGTGCGTTCCGGCAACTTCGCAGCTTTAGAAATGCTCTATGACTCCGTGCCGGAGGTGCTGTCGGAACTTATCCGTACCGCCTTTGTACCTAAAAACAGATGTAGATTCATAGTGGCGGACTTCGCAGCGATCGAAGCGAGGGTCATCGCCTGGCTGGCGGGTGAAACTTGGCGGAATGAGGTATTTGCCACTCACGGCAAAATTTATGAAGCATCGGCGGCGCAGATGTTCCATGTTCCCATTGAAGAGGTCACCAAAGGCAGCCCACTGCGCCAGAAAGGGAAAATAGCCGAACTCGCGCTTGGCTACGGCGGATCGGTTGGTGCTTTAACCGCTATGGGCGCTCTTGATATGGGGCTTACTGAGGATGAACTCCAACCGCTGGTGACCGCCTGGCGAAAGGCTAATCCCAATATCGTACGGTTCTGGTGGGACGTTGACCGGGCTGCCATGAAGGCGGTCAAAGAGCGCACCACCACGGAAACACACGGCATCCGCTTTTCCTATCAGAGCGGCATGCTCTTTATAACCCTCCCTTCCGGCAGGCGTCTTGCCTATGTGAAGCCGCGTATCGGTGAAAACCGGTTTGGTTCAGACTGCATAACCTACGAAGGCGTCGGCGGCACAAAGAAATGGGAGCGCATTGAAAGTTATGGGCCAAAACTCGTTGAGAACATAGTTCAGGCTACAAGCCGGGACATCCTCTGCCATGCCATGCGCAGCTTGGATGCCCTTGGTTACAACATAGTAATGCATGTCCACGACGAGGTTGTCATTGAAGCTCCGCAAGATGCATCGGTTGATGATATATGCGCCGTCATGAGCGAGACCCCGCCTTGGGCAAAAGGCCTTTTACTGCGGGCGGACGGATATGAAACATATTTTTATAAAAAAGACTGATAAGTGGTACTCAATTACTTCTCTCCTGTCCTGTGGGTTATAGAGGGCAATGATGCCTTCAAGATGGGAGGTTGAAAAACATGTTTTATGTAAGAGAAAAAATCAGCGATACAGCGGAGATCACCGTGGAAATCCACGATGATAATGTGTTCTGTACCTGCCCCGGCTGTGGGAGTGATGTCAGGGTTGACCTGGCGGAGCTATTCAACGACGGTGAGGGTGATCTCTATAGTACTTCGGTATATTGCCCGGCCTGCAGCAAGTCAAGATTGGAGGCTCGCCATGAATAACCAAATCCAGGTTTTCAATAACAGCGAATTCGGCACATTAAGTGTGCTGATGATTAATGACAAGGCCTATTTCCCAGCAACGGAATGCGCCGCCATTCTTGGCTATGCCAAACCACACAATGCGATAGCGATGCATTGCAGGTACTCCCTAAAACAGGGAGTACCCCATCCACAAAATCCAAATAAAACAATTGAAAAAACTTTCATCCCCGAGGGCGACCTTTACCGTCTCATTATCCGTTCTAATCTTCCCGGTGCCATCCGTTTTGAACACTGGGTGTTTGACGAGGTTCTTCCCTCTATCCGCAAGCATGGTGCATATATGACGGAGGCGACCATTGATAAAATACTTGCCGATCCTGACTTCGGCATTCGGCTTTTAACACAGCTAAAAGAGGAACAGGCGAAGAATGCCAAACTCGCTGCCCAAAATGAGGAATTAGCCATAAGGCTCAATGAATCCGAGAAATTTTGGACAATTATGAAATTCAACCAGCACTTCAATATGGGATGGAACATGAAGACTTGCCAGCACAACGGTCGGGCGGCATCAGCTTACTCACGCCAGCACGGTTATGAAATTCAAAAGTGCCATACGAATGATGACCGTTTTGAGTTTACCAACAGTTATGCCTATGAGGTGTTGGAGACTCTGTTCCTTCCCAAGAAGTGTGAGGTGACATTATGAACACCGACAAATACAACGCAGAAGGCTACTACGACCCCACCGCCTATGAAGCCTTGACAGCTGTAGAGCAAGAGGAAAAAGCCGCTAAAGCATTCCGGCCCCTTGTGTATATCTGCTCCCCCTACTCCGGGGATATCGAAAACAACATTAAGTCGGCCAGGCGGTACAGCCGGTTTGCGGTTGATATGGGATATATCCCTATCACACCGCACCTGCTTTATCCACAGTTTTTAGATGACAGTAACCCGGCAGAACGCAGCCTGGGTTTACTCTTTGGCAATGTACTTATGTCAAAATGTGCCGAAGTATGGGTGTTTGGCAGCTATATCTCCCCTGGAATGGATGCTGAAATTGAGAGAGCCAAGCGAAAGAAATATACAATCAGATATTTTTCTGATGACTGCAAGGAGGTTTCAGGATGAAGATTTCTTACGGCAACAGCCGCATGGATAAAAAATGGAAGAACAGCGATATATCCTGGGACGATTTTTGCACACGGGTTAGTTCCACCCTCCGCACCACGGAAACCGTGGAGGAATACCGCAAACTGAAAAAAGGTCAGCAGGATGCTATCAAGGATGTCGGCGGCTTTGTGGCCGGCCATTTAAAGGAAGGCCGCCGCAAAAAGGGATTTGTCCTCTGCCGCTCCATGATTGTTCTGGATATGGACTATGGCACTCCGGGCGTTTGGGATAAAGTCATTATGCAGTGCGGCTTCAAGTGCTGTGCCTACTCCACCCACAAGCACACTCCTGAAAAGCCCCGCATCCGCCTTGCCATCCCGCTTTCCCGCGATGTCAGCGAAGCTGAATACCCCGCGGTAGCCAGAATGGTAGCTAAGGACATCGGAATTGACCTGTTCGATGATACCACCTATGAAGCTCACCGGCTCATGTATTGGCCTTCCACCTCGATGAACGGTGAATTCTGGTTTCAAAAAAAGGATGGCAGCAATCTTGACCCGGATATATACCTTGCCCGCTATGACGATTGGCAGGACGAGTCCACCTGGCCGCGCTCCAGCCGCCAATCCGAAGTAGCACGAAACGGTGTCGCCGAAGCCGGTAATCCGCTTACCAAGCCGGGTATCATCGGTGCGTTCAACCGTGCCTATACTGTTGAAGATGCAATCGATACCTTCCTCTCTGATATATATGAGCCATCTACCATGAACGGCAGATACGACTATATCCCCGCTGACAGCAGCGCAGGCTTGGTTATCTATGACGGTGTTTTCGCCTACAGCCACCATGCCACCGACCCCGTTTGCGGAAAACTGCTGAATGCTTTTGACCTGGTGCGGCTCCATAAATTCCGAAGCCTTGACGATAAGTCCGCAGAAGATACCCCAGTGAACAAGCTGCCCTCCTTCAGGGCCATGACGGAGCTTGCGGTAAATGACGAGCGAGTAAAGCTGCTGTTGGCAGAAGAACGCCGGGCGCAGGCATCGGCCGAATTTGCAGTGGAAGATGCGGACTGGGAGAAAAAACTGGAGTATGAGCCGCGCTCCACCATACTTAAAAACTCCCTTGGCAATCTGCTGCTCATCCTTAAAAACGACCCCAAGCTGCAA